GCTTCTTCGTTCATTATCCTTTATCTTTTTTATCGTATTTACCTTTACTACCTGTTCTTATACGTAAGAAAGCCTCCGTATTAGCATTAGTAAGTTGCGAGTTTATCCAATTCATTAAACTTTCAGCTTCTTTTTGAGCACCTTCATCCGTATACTCATTAGTGTAAATTTTAATTACAGATTGTGTTATAGGATTAGTAATTTTTATTGTATTCCCCACGTCCGTTTCCTCAATAGTAAAACCTAATGATTCCATATCTCCTTTGATTTCTGCTAGCGCTACACTTTCATAGTTACCTTTAAAAGTTGATGCTTTAATTATAGTTGGTAATAAGTCAGCCACTTGCTGAACCTTATCAACCACAACAGGGTCCCCTGCTCTTGTAACGTTATACTTCTTCGATGTCTTTGTTTCAACTCCGTCTGTGCCTATTACCATCTCTTCAAAGCCTGTATATTCATCTGTATCTTTCCATCTACCGTCAGCTACAGTAGCCTCATTGACATCGTATATCTGACCACCTAGTCTAATCCAATCTTCTTTTGTTGGGTTAGCAGGCATCGTTACGCTATGGTCCATTTTTGCGTTTTTACCGGAGTATTTAAAGTCGAGTTGGTTTCCGTTTATAGTTATACTTTTCAGGCTCCTGCCTACAGCTAACTTTGTAGTTAAGATAGCGTCAAGGGCCGTTTGTTTTTCCTCAGGTTCGAGGTACCATATTTCTGACCATAACCCTACAGCATCAGCTTGGGCCTTTTTAGCCTCTTCAGCACCCATTTTATTTGCATTCCATTCATATCGACTAGGGTCGAACTCTTGCATAGTAGTCTCTTCCCTATCTAGCATACTTACGAGAGAAGTTTTTGTTGTAGCTCTAGCTACGTCTACTTGCTTTTTATTGTTCGCAACAATCTGTGCTACCTCGTCATCCGAAACGTAGTTATCTGCATCTTTAGCAATATTGCTTCCCGAACCAAAATTTTTCTTAAGATACTGTGTAAGTTTCTCAGGGCTATCCAAATATGCAGGCATAGGTAAACCCGCAGATTTTTGGAGAGGGTTATCCATAAGGAGAATTAGGTTCTCATCTACTGCTGCTTCTGCAGGGTTGTCTGTAAAACCATAAAGCCCTCCATTAGCAGGATTTGTTCCTAAGCTGTTAGTAAGGATAGAGCTAACGTTAGTAGGTATAGCTACAGTAGCATCAGCAAAATCATCTAAGACTTGACGCACAGAAGCATTTTTTAAAGCATTTTCTCTAGTCTTTACACCACCACTCATAACCGCATCAATAGTCGTTCCTAATGTAGCTACCCTTGCAGCGTTAGTTTTATTCAAATCGTATGTATCGTACTGCGCTCGTGTACGGTTACGCAAAGCGTTTACGGCCATAAAACTTCCGGTATCCCTATCCATAGTTACCTCACCCGTTTCCTCATCCGTGCGTGTAGTCCCAAGACTTACCTTTCCTGAAGTAGGGTTAATCCATAAGCGATGGTCAGAGTAGTTTCCAAAACCCTGTACTGTACCCAATACATACTGCTCTAAAAGTTGAGCTGAAGGGAGACCTGTTTCAGGGTTAATCTCTCCACGCTCTAACATACCCTTGTATGCTTTGTTATAATCTTCGGCAATAGAAAACGCCTCAGACGTTCCTTGCTTTAAGTTGGCTTGAATATTATTATACTCTCTCAGTTTTAAATCTCCTGATTTAAGAAGATTATTTACCATCAAAGAATACTCTTGAGCACTATCAGCATATTCTGTAGTAAACTCATTAAAGCCTTCACTTTCTCCCATAGGAGACTCGGCTAGAGTTTTCCCAAACTCTCTAAAATCTGTTTCTATAGCAGCTTTTTTCTCTCCCCGTACTCGCGCTTCATCGGCAAGCATATCCGTCATATCCTTCCCTACGTCAGCCCAATTTATCCTGTTCTCAGCGTTACGTTCTGCGTATTTAAAATAAGTATTAGCCATGGGTTAACGGTTTGGGTCTAACAGTGCGTTTGCGGGAAAGAGAGCGTTTTGATATTGTGGGTTAGTTTTTATTTGTCCTAATTGAGAAGCAGTAAGACCCTTTTCAAACTGTCGGAATTGACGATTATTCATACCACCTAAACTTGCAAAATCCATATTTGTAAATCCTGTACTACCTGCTGCGCCCATACCAACTTTTGCATTTCCAAAAGCGTCAAATTGGTCAGGAGAAAACTCCATCCCCGCCATAGCTCCTTTTCGAACACTTGCACCCTTCCCTGCATATAGCGGAGCCATTGCCACTCCTTGTTGAGCCATACTGCTCAATCCTGCTACGACATCTTGCCCTGCCATAGCTGCATTGTCTGCCTCAGCAGCTGCAGCCATCTGTGCCCCTTCTATCTCTCCCATATCTAGCTGAGTATTGATATCTCTTAAACGACTGTCCTCATCAAGTATACGCTGCTCTCTCGCTTGTAACTCTTGACCGTAAGCCACACGTTGCCCCTCTAGCATTTGGTTTTGTGCTCCTTGAATCCTACCTACTTGCGCTGCTCCCCTTTGAGTTTCTTTTGCCGCTTGAGTGGCGTTAGCCCCTTGCTGTAAAGAAGCCTCTATAGCCATAGTATATGGGTCTTTACTTATAGACGATGCTTCTTGATAGTTTACATCAAGACGCTTACGAGCCGTTGCCATAGCTTCTCTCGCGGCTGTTTCAGCTTTACCTTGTGCGGTACGAGCTTTATTCTGCTGATGCATAGAGACACCTGTAGTAGTCGCAGTAATTGCGAGGCCTCCTAGAGCTATTAATGATGATGCTACTGCTGCCATTATAAAAGTTTTTTTAGTATTATATGTTCCGGTAACTCCCGGAAATTTAATGTGAATAGTTCTTCCTCTGCCTCCTCAATAGTATTGGCATCGGTTCTAAGCACACACACCCACGTACAATCCTCATGCATATAAGCCACTCTCTGAGTACCTATCTCTGTCATGATTTTCATCGGAGCTTTAATTCGCTTTACCTCTCCTGTATCCAAAAGTACAGACATCTCTCCCGATAAAAAGAAAGAAGGGTGGTCTTGCTTATGAATAAAACTTACTACTAAAGACCCCTTAGGCATAAATATCTCACGGGTATATAATCCGTTATCTAAGTGGTGAGTTACAGGCATATTTTCCTGCATCTCTTCAGTATGATGTAAAAGAGAACCTTCTACTTCTAGAATCTGATTGTGAAATGTATTTATTTCTTCCCATATCAACCCCCTATTTTGGTGCACATGAGAAAGTAAGTCCACAGGAGAAGTGCTGAGGAGATGCTTAAAGTCAATAGCGGGAGAGAGGACGGTACTCATAAATTCAAAGATACGGTGTTTTAAGGATAAGATTTCATGACCTCAGACTTAACTGCAAATAACTCTACAGCCTCTGTATCTGTGTTAGTAAGAGTGAACACACCATAGTGCCCAAGGATACCATGAGACTCCGCTATAAGGTTCTTAAGAGACATGACGTAGTTTTCTTGTAAGGTGGGTAAAGTACCTGATGCTGTGTTTTGCTGTACTACTATAGTATTTGTCCCCAAAGGAATATCCACATTAATAGATGTAATTTCACCTAGGTATACAGGAGTAAGGACAGCCGGGGGCGTTACAGGCTCTCCATAGTAGATACTGTCTCCTATACTAGGTATACTTCCAATAGGTCGAGTTAAAGGGAAAGTGAAGGTGACAACCGTTCCTACCGCTACAGCAGTTACGCTATTCCCGATACCATTAGCCGAGCGTAGTGGGAACTCTTGTGAAGGAGAGGCGGGTGTAGTGCCTTGGTTTCTCAGGTAAGCAAACCAATCAGATTCTTTTTCCACAAAGAAAGGCGCATTAATAAATCCTGTAGTCTGCAGCTCGCTTACGAAAGTAGCGGCCCAAGCGTGGTCTCCCTCTAAAGATAAAGTCTTAAAGAGTTTATTCATTACAGGCTCTTGGTTGAAAACACTTTGTAAAGTAGAATTGTATTGAGCCCCGTAGTAATTATTCCTTGTATCGTTAGTGTTATGTCTCCATAGATTGCCTCCTGAAAAAGAATAGAAGTATTGATTCATACCCTGCATCCACTCAGGGACAAAGGAATAGAAAGAAGGCCACCCTTGTGCGGGAGGACTAAAAGTTAAAGTATAGTTGGTTTTAGTTACTGACATATCTTTTTATTATGGGCATGGTGTAACAACTGTAATGACTCCATTTACGTCTGTCTCTATTAGCCAATATTGCACTGCTGTTCCTATTTTATAGTATCCGATAGTCTGTCCGGGAGGTGGAGTTCTAAAGAGTACTGCATCTTCATCTTGAAAAACCCAATCGTGAACTACGGGCTCGTCAGCAGCTCCGCTAACTTTACCTAAATATATCGTGAAGTCTAACCCCTCTAGCGTATTGCAAGTTTGGTTTGTTGAAAGGTATCTAGTACTAGGGATAGGTGTAAGTTTAGTAGGGCATTCTACAGTTAAATTCCAACTAGGAGTGTTTTGATTATTAATAACCTGTGCTACTTGCAACTGAACCGTTGAGGGGCTATTTAAAGGTTTTGGGATATAAGCAATACACTCGTCGGGACTTTTACCTGTTGTGGAAGAAATCTCTGAAACATATATATCAACGTTAGTTCCATTTTGAGCAAAAGCTCCATTAAAATACTCCCATTCATTTGTCAGTAATATTTGCAGAGGAAGATTAGGTTCAGTAGCAGAATTTCCCATATATGTTAACCCATCTGTTACGGTAGTCCCATGATATCCATCTTGCTCCGAACTAAATTTATTAAAGACAGTGTTATTATAAATCGCTCGTATCCCCTGAGGATAAACTTTAGGGTCAAAAGTAACTTTAACCGCTCCCTGAGTCGCACCTAAATCTACAGCCACTAAATACAAACCATAGCCTGCAAGACCGTCAACTACGTTTGAGCCACAGGGGCTATCACAAGATGGACATTGAGCTCTAGGAAGAAGAATGCCGTTTTGTAACTGACGTACAATCCCCTCTTGGCTATACCATCCATTAGGGGCAGAAGTAGTAAACGCAGGGGTAGTAAAGATTCCCGTTGACGTTACTAGGTTAGGCCCGTTTAAATAATAAGTTCCGATAGTTGCCATTAGATATGATTATGTGCAATCGCACTTTGTTATTGTAAAATTAACTCCTGTGGTTGGTCCTGAAATAATACTTATAACTCCATCGGCACAGAAGGTAGCACTGTTATTAGCTCCCAAAGTAATAGTTGTTCCTTTTACTCCATCACAATTTGTGTATCGTAAAACTACTTGAGAAGATGTGGTGTTACTTGCTAACCACTGCGTGCACTTTCCGGAAGCGCATGCACAATCACAACAAGCATCGAATGGGCTTGTAGTACTGTAACATAAACTTACTTCCGTAGCTGTTGAGTAGTCCCAAACAAGGTAGAGGTAGTCATTATCATTTGCTGCGGGCATAGAGAAGTTAGCCGAGAAAGTAGGCGTAGTTCCCGTAGGGGTAAGAGACGCTGCAGCAGTAAGTAAATTTCCTATACCTGCTTCAGTATTTGGATATAAAGTAGAGCTCCTTAGCCATAAAAACTTATCTGTAGCTACGTTTAAATTGTAATCATCTGTCGATTGCTTATCCGAAATCAGATACACCGTAGCTCCCTCAGCAGGTATAATCCCCGCTCCTTGAGGTCCTGTTATCTCAGAATACTGAGAGACTACACGAGAGGATGTAGAGGTTAAAAATGGAATCTGATTCGAATGAGTAGGAGAAGAAAATGGCACATCTGTCCAACGATATTGATTATGAATTGTTTTGCCTGCATCGGAATTATTAGTTAGAGTAACTAAAATAATATTAATGGTATCCGCTACCGGACAGGCTACTAAAAAGTTAACTAAAGCATTGTCGGATGATGAAGGAACAGAGAATACAATATCCAACTGTTCGGCTGCAACAGAGTTTTTTGGTATCGTTACAGTATCTGCAGAGCTAAAAGCCCCATGAGTAGTCGTAACACCGTTATATGTCGCAGTAAAAGAAAAAGAGCTGCTTACAAAGGGAGCAGGCCAAGAGATTACTACATCGCCTACCGTCCCTCCAAGGTTGTAGCAAGCACTTATGTCTTTACCTTTTATATCATATGTTTTAGTTATTCCACAATTTATACATGAAATTTCTTTCGGTAGAGAAGTAAGGTTATTTCCAAGAACATACTCGTTCATATACGGGTCATACCCGCCAAGTTTTTGAGAAGTAAAGTTTGAGATAAACATATCCCTAAACCAACTTCTCATACCTGCTTCGGATACCACTACAAGAGATTCAGAAGGTCCACTTCCTGTGAGTTGTATAACAGCTCCTCTTTTGGCATCCGTAAAGTATTTAGACGGTCCCCATTGAGCAAAACTTTCAGGGTTATTACTGATACCAAACTCTTCTATTCTAGCTATCTGAGTACCTAAAATTTCAGGTATAGAAGCTACTACCCCTCCTCCTGTAGAGTCTGAGATAAGGTTCTTACTTGCAAGGACATACGATATCTTATCCTCTTGAAGGACAAGGATATTGGTATCTTGAGCAAACATTTTTTCGATAGGACCGAAAGACTCTTCTAAAGTTTTATAGTTTGCTAGACCAAGGTTAAACTCATTTAACTTATTTAAGTTAAACTCATTATTAAAGACCCCGCTATAGGTCATATCTGCAAATCGGTCTGCTCTCTTAAAATCTTGAGCAGCTACTGTAGTAACTCTATTCCCAAGAGCAAGAGCTCGCCCTGACATGGAGTCACGAATCTTATAACTCTCTACTCCGTTTCCGAAAGAAAAACAATTAAAGAAAGCGGTGTTTATTATTGCGGGTTGAGCGGCTGTCTGATTCTGTACGTTTCCATCATGAAGTCCTCCGGCACCAATAGAATACGATTCAGATGACTCATACCACACATCAGGTAAAGCATCTACAGGCTCTGTTTCAAATACAATAGTATTCTCTGCCCGTAAAGCAGTAATCCTAGCCTTAATACAACTCTTTTTTTTATCATTATTGCCCCATCCACAAGCCCACGTTCCTGTTATAGCCAACCGTATCTCATTAGTATTGGGGTCCATAAACCACCTAAATTGATTGGTACATAGCTGAGGAATCATTCCATAAAAATAAACTCCATAAGTAGGGTCTGCAACAATGGCTGTAGGTTGAATGTATACATTATCAATAGGACATCCATCTCCTCCAACATATGCATCTCCGTCATTAAGAGTTTGTTCTACATTATCACCATCCCACCAATCAATTATATTACCATAGCTTTCGCTAGCTATATATGTTTTATCAAACGTATATGTTCTTCTTTCACATGCCCCTTCTCCATTGTTGGCACCCTCCCTTGAAAACTCAAACTCTAAACGTATAGAGCTCCCCACAGGGATTTGATAAATAGGATAGTTTCCTATTCCGTCAGGGTTATCCAATAGAGCAGAAAAATTATATGCAAGTCTTGCATTCTTCCACTGCCCCAATGGGTCGCCTGACCAACATCCTGACCTACTTGGTGGATTAAGAGCAGCCTCATCTGATAGAGAACTATTAAATTCAGAGCTCCTAATTTGCATATATACTCCTTGAGGAACAGAAATAGCCGTGCCTGTAGAGTCTGTAGGTTCAATAAAATCTTGTTCTTGAGATTTTTTCTCAAGGACAGTTACATATTTACAACTATTTAAAGCTCCATCAACATCTCTTTTAACAATAAGCCTATCTCCTTCTTCTACTTTAGCAGCATTCTCTCCTTGAAGTAAGAAATAATCAGTTGTAGTTACAGGGTCATAGAAAAATACACTTGTATACACAGTGTTGTATGACGCTTCATCAGGTTTAATAACAAACTTATATCGCTTGGCGAAATCAGGAGCTACTTGCGTTGTTGGTATAGTAACCTTAATGGAGTTTTTATCAGCAGACTTGCTGCACCCAACATGAATGGTGTTATCGGGGCTTACTAAGGCTGTAGTGGCACGATTAAACTCATCCATGTATACCATACCTATTTCATATCCTCGGTTACTATGGAGGCTCTTAGGGCTTCCAAGATTAGAGAAATTTGTGCTAATAGCACTAACGGTATAGTATTCATATGTATATGTACCGGGAGATAGAACATTGGAAACAAACTGCATAGCAGGAAACTGAAAGCTAATAATGTTAGTTCCGTTTACATGAGTAGTTAGTACAGGCTCTCCTGCAGCGGTAATACCACTTGCATACTTGTACATCGGAGTTGGGTCTCCTCCTTGCAAGCTGTCAGTTATAGTACAGTTAAAAAAGTCTGTTAAAGTCAACCCACTACAAGAAGTAGGGACAGTAGCGCTATATACAGGAAGTATATTTAAGGCTGTACCTATCTTTTCTTGAAAGTCAACACTTGCAAAGAGCTCAGATACCGAGTTATAATTTTGAGTGAGGCTATATAAGAAGTCTAATTGTCTGTCTGTAGACTCTTCAATAGGAGGACTAGTAGGATTTCCGTTTGCAAAGGTAGAGTGATTAAAAGCAAGTGTAAGGTCTATAGTAGACCCCGTTTTTAAATTACCCACTGCGTTGGTAAGGTCAAGGTTTAGTTGTGAATTAACTATAGTTTGAGTGCTACTACCAATGGTATAGTCAGAAGAGGAGCGGGTATAACTAAGATTTTTAAGTCCAATCGGTTCGCTAACAAGGTCTGTGCGATAGGTGAACTGAGTTGGGGCATTCCGTCTCTTTAAATCAAACCCATCTACATAGTTCCCGTACATAAGCCTATTCCCCATAACGGTTTGTGCTTTAGCTAAAAGAGGAACGTTATCATACAGTCTAAGTATTTCAGAAGAGGGAAGTACAGTAAAAATTTTACTGTTAGAAAATGAGAATGTCTCAAAAACATTATTAGCAATACCGTTATTAACTTTATTTATCTTCTCAATAACTTTAATAATATCGCTAGTCATCTCTTTAAATAGAAGGTCTATACCAACTACTAAAGGACCTCCGGTGAGATAGGTTATTTGGCAAGCATTGGTCGAGTTTACCATCCCTTCATTCAAGTAAGACTCATTGCTTAACTGATACTGCTCAGGGACAAAAGAGGGAGCAGAAAACTGTGATATAGCAGAGTATTCATTGTCCTCATATTTATATCTGTATGCAAAAGAGATAAGCCGGTCTTCTAAGTAGTTCTCTTCTCCTTGAATATTAAAAGGAATAATAGTAGGTGCAGCAATAGGGGGTGCTTTTATAACAAGGATGTCCTCAGCAGAAAAACCATCTATATTCGATACAGGGTCAGCATAGTTTTTATTAACGTTTATCCTGCGTGGTTGGTTTAAATCGTCAGTGAAAAATAACAGGTTATCTATTAAATTAATCCCTGTAATAAGATATGTCTTAGAGAAATTAAGAGTAGTGTTTTCGTCTCCTCCATCGTTAATACTAACAATGTGATAGGTAAGAATTAAAGTCTCGGTGTTATAAGAAACAATAAGGTCTAACTTTCCTGTCGCTCCTACAGATGAAAAATTATCATCGTGGATAAACCAATACATAGTCTCTTGCTCTCCGTCAGCATAAGCTCCTATACATGTAGCGTCATCGCTTAAAGGTGCTCCGTCTATATACTCAAGAGTAGTAAGCCTGTCATTACCCTTAGAGTTCTCTACAGACCCGACTTCCGAAGCCTCAGTAGAACCAAGTCGGATATTTAAAGCATCAATATATTCTCCGTCCGGGATAAGTCTCTCATCCACGACTTTGTTCATGCGACCCGCAATGAAATTCCTTATAGTATTTGCCATATTACTTTAACCATTTGTCTTTGCCACGCATGTTCATTAACAAACGGCCCGGATGAATATTACTTAGACGAATTTTAGCATTGCGAAGTAACGCAGCTTTCTCTTTACGTGCTCTCGATACAATATACTCTTGAACACCTAACTTAGAGTTAAGTATAGAGTAGCGAATATAAGCATATACAAATTCCTCAAACAGTTTGTTAATAGTTACACTAGCGTCATTTCCGTTCTCCATACCATCAGACACGTACTCAAGCGTTACCAATTTATTGTTCATACCTGAACTAAAATTAATTACACCTCCCTTTTTATCTATAGAAAAAGTAGGGTTAACATTTGCCGTTTCGGTATTTAATCCAAATCTTGCACCTATTCCATAAGAGAAATACCAATTACCTTCAAATTCCCATCCTTCCGTTCCGTTGTAAGGACTATTAGAATTAAGGTATATACTTCTCTTACCTCCTGTAATACGCTGATAAGACATATCAGAGAACTCAGGCTTTAAGACGTTTCCATCTTGGTCAAATAAAATCTTTGAAGCATTGTCTTGTATATAAGCATTACTCCAATTGGTTTGAATATTTTCCGTTAAAGGAAATAACAAGCCGTTTCTATACTCTGAAATACGAACCCAATTAACGTAGTCCTGAGGGAGGATATACCTCAAAGCCTCACCTACGGATAGCTCAAGGATTTTAACCTCTTTAAAGGCATCGTAATTGAGCTCCATGATAGCTCTCTTAGCATGGAAGAGAACTTTAAATCTGTCTTCGTTATTTACAAGAGAGTGGTTTCCACTGTAAATCAACATAAAGTTGTTTACAATATCCGAGAGAGAGACGAATTGATACGACCCCCAATTTTCATTAGTAGGCATAGCACCTTCATTCTCGTAATAACTATAATCTGTGATATACGGCATTATGCTTGTTGTTGAAGGTTTTTAGTTTCTTCAGTCTGTGCGTATGTATACACATCCATCTCTCGAATAGATATACCGCACATCTGTAAGATTAAATTTACTAACTGTGGTTCATCATCAATAGGAATCTCAAAGTCTTGGAAGTCAGCTTGACTATCGTCAAACACAGGCTCTCCTCCTGTAATTGAAGTGTATGTCCAATTGGGGTCAAAAGGATAGCGGATATATTGCGCTTGAACTTGATTAGCTGCATTAATAGTAGCAGGGAAAACAGTTAAAAGATTACCTTCAATAGTATAAGCAGGAAAAACTGTAGTAGGTGCTAGTAACATAGAGTTATTTAGCATAGTGATTTTACTATGTGTAACAGCCTCGGCTTCTCCTGTAAACACCGCAGGAGTTGCATTTGTAAAACATAAGACTTTGTTTAAAAGATAGAAGTCATCTGAAGTGGTTGCTATAGAAGGAAGGTTATATACATTAGTTCCCGCAGTAACAATAGACAAGTCATTTGTAACAGAGAAGATATCTATAGACTCTGAGATACCTTTAGAGGCATCGGCATACTCAGTGCCTGACCTACGTGCATTCTCTTTGTTTAAAGCGTTATTATAGTCTGAGAAATAGTTCTCAAAAATTGTAAGCTGTGCTTGTTTAGCAAACAAGTTAAAGTCTGCCGGAGATATATACCCATAATTATTCTTATTGAGTACGGACAACACTGTGTTTCTAACGGAATTTATCATGAGTAAACCTTTCCTCAAAGATAGACAAAAAAAAAGAGCCACTAATAGCAGCTCCTTTCTAATATGTATTGTCAGTAAGTACTCTTAAAATGCAGTAACTGCAACATCATCAACCTCTTCTCCCATAGGGACAGCTACATCCCATACAGGTCGTGTCCAACTTGTTTGAGCAGCTTGTACACATGCAGCTTGGATAGCTGAAACCATGGCAAAAGTAAAATTAGCGCTGTTAGTAACAGAGTAGTGATAGGTAGCGTCATCAGAGCTATAGATTTTAACCTCACTTGCGGTTGCAAGTTCAGCGAATAATCCTTGGCCTACAGGTATTAGCGCTTGCTTAGAAGCGCCTGTTTGTATACGAATATATTTTATCATGGGAATACAGTTAATGCGATTGAACTTACGACAACTCCTGAAGGTATTTGAACTTCAACTTCAGAGTTTTGCCAAGTAGTTGCAGAAGCTCTTTCTAAAGCTGTGTTAATGTTTACAAGCAATACTGCTGTATCTACATTATTTCCTGTTGTTACCAATTTGTAGTGATACAGAAAAGCATTTTGGTTATAAAGCCTTGTTTCTGTTGCATCTACCTTATCCGCAAATAAGCCACTCCCGACGGGAACGTTATGAACACCTGCGGCAGTGTTAAATTTAAGGTACTTTTGCATCTTTAAAAAATTAGATGATTAATAAAAACCAAATATACGCATAAAAAAAGGGACGCAAATTGCGTCCCCTTTAGTTCTGTATGTAGTAAACCTATAGGTAAGACTCAAGAGCCTTTAAAGCTTCTAAGCCTTCGTCTGTAAGGAAATAAGACTCACATGTAGCCTCAGCATCTTCTCCAAAAGGAACAGTTAGCATCTTCTTTTTATTTGTGGCAGTGTTAAACCACACTTCAGATTTGTTGCGTCTATATGTCAAAAGCTTGTTACTAAAAAAGTTTTGAATAGTAGACTGTAGCTTTAGGTGTGGGTCGTTAACAATATTTAAAAATCTCTGTGGGTCATGACGAGCGTGAATTAAAAGGTCTCTTCGTAACTCAGATGTAGTTAATTGTGATGGGTCTACATTATACATTACACGAGCAACATTTTCTGCTTGTTCAATGCTTAATCCACGACACTCAATCAAAGCATCCACTTCGAAGTTTAAAGTTTCCATCTCCTTAGCGGCATCGCGTTCAAGATTAATTTCTAAAAATCTATTCCCATTTAAAGGATGAAGATGTAGAAACTTTTGTAAAGCAGGGTTATTTTCAGGTACGGTTAGCATGCCATCAATAAAAACAATAGGTTCCACTACTACGTGTCCGTCTTGTTCATCTACATAGATAGATTGTTGGTTGGCTGCATAACGAATTTCTCTATTCTCTTTTTTGACATCGTCAAACTTAAGCATAGGTTGTCGTTTGTTTCCTCCGGGACTAATATAGGTGGAGAGAGGGGCTGCATTATTTGTTAATTTATAAGCCCTAGTTTTTGAAACTGATTTGTTTTTCATAAAGATTAGATTAAAATTAAAAAAAATAAAAGGACGAGGGTTTAAACCCTCGTCCAATTACCATATATATATTATTGCTCGAAGATAAAGAAGTTATTCGCTCCTAAAGTGCATACTGCACGCTCAGAAAGGAAATGAACTTCCATAGCATCAAGCCCGCTGTTAGACGCTCCTCCTGCAGAACCTGTAATCCAAGTCTTGTAACGACGGTCTTCAGTCTCAGACGCACGGTAACGCACGTGTAAGAATGGACGCTTCGCGTTCTTTCCTAAGATTTGGTCATACACAGAAGTTGAACCTGCAGGGACTAAGAGACCGTCAACGGTTCCGCTTCCTGCTGCTCCATTCAATCCACCACGCATAGTTGGGTCGTTGAGGTATTTCCAATCAGACTTGTAGAAGTCATATCCACGACGGAATCCTGTGAATCCGAGGTTTAATGCCATCTCCTTATCGTTATCGAATAGACCATATGAAGTACCACCCGCTCCGTAAGAGTTTTGTGCAGCTAACATATCGTCAATTTGGAATCCGAAGTTACGGTTAACAAAGACAACGTTCTCTTCAATAGCTCCTTGCTTGTCAAGTCTGCTTATGATAGAATCCCATCC